AGAATATAAATCAACCGATAATATAACTATTGTAAAGCCTGGACTAATGGTTGATGAAATTTTTTATAATGCTCCACAGTATTTGGTAGAACCTAATACAAATGTGGTTCTACCAAAACCAATACCTGGAAAAAATGCCACTGGAACTCCTGTAGTTTCAAATACACAAATCTTATCAGTATCAATTAATGAAGTTGGAACTGGTTACACAATTGCACCAGGAGTTAATTTCTCAAATCCAGATCAGGTAGTCACTGCTACGGCAATTGCAAACTTATCTATAGTTCCAGGAGAAAGAGAAGTAGGAATAATTACAATCACAAATAGGGGTAAAGGATATACTGCACAACCAACTGTAATATTTTCAAGTCCACCAGCAACAGTTCCACCAGTCGTAAATGCTGTTATAGGAGTAGGTGGATCAGTCACTAGTGTCGGTATCCAGAGTGGTGGAGCAGGATATACGTTTGTACCAACAGTTACATTTTCAACACCAGAAAATATTGTTGGAAATGCAGCATTCCTAAACCAATCATCATTTACAACTGGTGAGGGTTTGGAAGGAATGTATGTTTCCGCTGATGGATCTTATTTATTTACTGCACATGGAGATCTAGGATACACTCAAGGAAAAATAGAACAATATAGTTTGTCTACTCCATGGGACATTACATCAGGAACTTTTGTAAGATCATATACACTAACTACGGGAATAAACTTTACATACGCTACTGGTGTCGAATTTAAACCAGATGGAAGAGTAATGTACGTTTCTGGATTGACTGCATCTGGATATAGAGTAGCATCATATAATTTATCAACTGCCTGGAATATTAGTACAGCAACTTTCGTAACTAGTGTTTCTGTTCCTGCACCATCAGGAATAAGACTTCAGGACAATGGAAAATTTATGTTTATCTTGGATGCAAATAATCCAGATTCTATAAGGAAGTATTCGTTGGGTACTGCATGGAACATTGCAACCAAATCTGCTGCAGAAGTTGATACTGTAAATTTATTTGATTTAACTGGAGAAGACTGGTTTTTAGGTTTTTCGTTCAGTGATGATGGAACTCAACTATATGCAGCAGGTAACACAACTGACAAGGCATATGTTTTTAATTTAACATCTCCATGGACTGTAAGTAGTGCTACATTAGTAACGCAATTAAATGCCTCAACACAAGATAATGCAATAACAGATCTTTATATAAATTCAGACAAAACAAGACTGTTCATTTCTGGAGCACAAAATAGAAAAGTATATAATTACAATATTGACTTGACTGCAAGAGGATATGCAGTTATAGGATCTGAAAGGGTTGTACAGATAGTAATTACAAATCCTGGAGGAGGGTATGTAAATCCACCTACAGTTACAATCCAACCACCAATTCCAGCAAGAACTGCAGTTGGATATGCAGTAATAAATGATGGAGAAGTAACTGAAGTTGTAGTAACAGATCCTGGTTATAACTATAGAACTAACCCTGTTATCATATTTTCAAGTCCACCAACTCCAATTAAAGCAGAAGGATATGCAAAAATTTTCCAAGGAGGAATAGAACAAATTGTTATTACTGAAAAAGGAAGTGGGTATACATCACCACCATCAGTATTCATAGGTCCACCTGGAAATATTTACGAACCTCAGATTGGAGAGATCTATGAAAGTAAAGGTGTAAAATGGAGATTTAATGGTTATAACTGGTACAAAAAAGTAACAAAAGGAATAATATACAGAGATAATGGATTAGGTATAGATGTAGAGATACCAGGTTATGACTGCTCAGTTCCTATTACAAACTATGAATATGAAATTAGAATAGAAAATAAAAAAAGACAAATTTATTTACTAAAACCAAGATATTTAACTATAGTATTCGATGACATAGAAAGACTGATGACATACAGAGAAGGTTCTGAACAGTATGTGTCCAGAACCTTAAAGAGGGGTGATAACCCTAGATTTTACGAATAATCAACTTTCAGCAAGTCGCTGGAAGTAACTCATAGCATCATCTTCTTCTTCCTCATCGTAAGAACTAGTACTAAGAGAACTCAGTTCTTTACTGAGATTTTCAGGAAGTTCTGAAGTTTGGCGACGATTTTCAAAGTTAGGGGTATAAGAACCACGATCGTTATCTTCTTCTACAGCATGTTCATCTGGATCTTGATAACGAGGAGTTCCTTTCTGACCAAGAACATACTTGAGACGATTTTCAAGTTCTTCGTATGTTTTGAATTCAGAAGGAGCAATCAGTTGAGTTAGAGAATATTCTTTTTTCCAAATTGCTTCCATTGCATCATCATCCTCAAGAAGAGGTGCTTGACGATCAAATTCCGACTTGTCATAGTTCCAGTAACCATCAACCTTACGGATCTTCAATTTAAAGTTTGCACCTTGCCAGAAGTCAAAAGGATTGATGGGAGTTTCATCTTCAAATTCAGGTTGCATTGCTGCCATAACTTTATCAAAGATTTTTGCACCATATTTGAAGAGAAATACTTTACCCTCATTAGAAGGATTAGCAGGATCCTTTACAATATAAATGTTAGAATAGTAAGACAGTTTACGCTTCTGCTTACGAACAGTTTCTTTGTCCTTTTCGTTGCCACTATTCCACAATCCACGATTGTATTCGGACACTGGATCCTTTTGTCCAATAGTAGTCAGAGAATTTTCAATATACCAACCACCAGGACCTTGGAAACCATGGGCGTACATTTTTACCCAAGGAAGATCTTCTCCTTCTGGAGCAGGAAGGAAACGGATAACTGCATAACCGTTACCAGTTTTATCCATTTCGGGTTTCCAGAGACGCTCATCAGCGCCACCAGAAGAAGTGTTCATCTTCTCCATCTCTTTCACAAGTTTTTGTGTCAGAGAACCGAGAGAAGATTGCTTTTTAAGATCTGAGAAAGACATTAGATTACCTCGTATTACGTTAGATTTGGCCTTTGGGTGCCCTTAAGGGCATCTGCGGTGGGCACTTACCTAGTGTAGTGCAGATGCCCTGGTTCGTCAAGTGTTATTGCTGATATGATCTTTCATCTTTTCGATGAGTTGCTGCATGTTAGAAAAAATAACATTCATGTCAACATTAGGTGGAAGACCCATCATCGCAGCAGATTTTGAAATATTCTCTTTCATTTTTTTTGCCTCTGGATCATCTGATAACGAGAGGCGAGTATACAATATTTTTTGCTTATCTAAAAGTCTTTGAAGGAGGTTAACGTGATCAAGTTTACCATTATCATCCATTTGGTAAAACTTGAATACACTGTTATAAAGTTCTTCTTGTAGTTCTGTTATCTGTGCCATTTCAGCACGAACCACTTCAGATTCAAAAAAGCTCATAATACACACTCCTTTAAAATTTTTTTATACTTAAATATATCAATATTTAGAAAGCAATCATATTTTTTTATCCTCATAGAAACAAATTCCCACACAGGGTCTTTCATTTTTTTATCAAATGTATTTAAAAAATTAAATATTTTATTTAATATTACTACAGTTTCTAATGATATATTATCTTGAAAATATTCTTTAATTAATTGTGGATGAGAATTATTTTTTATTTCAAACATATCATCAAAATTATTTTTATTAAAAATACTCTCTACTTCTTGTTGAAAAAAATAACTTAATGATTGCTGCTTTTTTATCCAGTTAACATATCTGTCTTCGCCATCCCTAATCATATCACCAATCCAAAGAGATTGTGGATCATCACAAGACACAAAATTTGAAACAAAAAAATCTACTATTTCTTTATCTCCCTTTTGTCTAGATAATCTTTCAAACCAATATCTATCTTTTCTCTTATAAAAAGACTGCAATTGTGCTCTTACTTTACCACAATACTTATGATAATCATACTTTTCTTTTGTAAAGTGATTTTTCAATGATAGATATGTCTTATAAACGTCAAACGGTGTCATAAAAACCCCACAAAATAAAATTTTCCCGCGAAATTTTTTCGGGGAAAATTGGTTTAAAATATCAATTTTGCTCTAGAAGTACGCTTCAAGAAATTTAATTCAATAGCATCGTACTTAATTTTTTCTTTTAAAGGTTTTGAAATTAGTTTAGGAACTGATTCAAGATCGATATTATTTTTTTCACAAAAATAAATTATCGCATCAATATAGTTCATATCAAGATTTGTCTGAACTATTTTTTCGATTTCTTGTGCGAATTTAGACGGACAAAAAAACTTAGTTTCTAATACTTTTTCAAATTCGTTTTCTATTCTAGTCTCCATATTCTCCAAGTTTGAATTGAACAAACTCTCTAATATACTCGGTGAGAAGTTTAATGTACTTTGATTTGTCATATTCTTCATAAACAACACATTCTCCATTTTCGCAAGACATAATAATTACAAGTTTTTTAATGCTAATACCAGTTAATTCATAAAGCATACATCCATATGCCATACATTGAACAAAATAATGTTCAATCCATTCAACTGGTTTTGGTTTTTTAGATGTTTTAAAATCTATAATTGCAAGTTCTCCATTATATTCAGCAATACAATCTACTGTTCCAGCAATGCCTAAAACTTTACTGTATAGAGAACTTTCTAATGCATGAATATTATTTATCTTATCTAATTCTGGGCGTGCAATTTTAAATAAGAATTCTGACAAAGGTTGAACTTGAGGAAGTTCTGGAATGTTATAGAGATAATTTTCAACAAGACTATGCATATCAGTACCACGACTAGTTGCTTGTCTTGTAATCTTATCTGCTTTTTCCTCACCAATTTTTTTACGCCAGTCCGCAAAAAACTGGCGATTTTTATGACTAGTGACTGAAGTAATAGAAAAGAGTTTTAAAATTTCACCGTTATCTGGAACTTTATAGTACCTAACCCCATCTACGGTTTCTCTTTGAAGATTGGGGAGGTTTAAATCAACATGTGTAAACATAAAAATTAATTCAATTTATTTAATAATTTGTCTCTTAGATCAAACCACTTAACTCTTTTATTAAGGTAATGGGACATTGCTTCATCAATAGTTTTTTCACTCATACCATTTGTCATATTTCTTATTTTATCTAGAAATAATTGATTTGCTCTATATTCATAAAAAGAAGTTGCCGCAGATATAATTTCTGATAGTTCTTCTTTTAAAGTATTTTCATTAGAGTTATGGTATTCTTGATAAATTCTAACTAGATCATGATAATCATTTTCCAAATGATATTGAATATGTTTATCTTCACCACCAGAACTAAGACATATGACTGTATAAAAATCTTCAAATTGTTTTACCCATTCAACATATTCATCAAAAGAGAGCATTGGAACTTGTTCCTTAAAAGCATTGAAAACAATGATTTCCTCTTCGGCTAATCTTTTCTTTGCATATAATTGTGATAAATTTTTAAACTCATCATCAGTCATTTAAAGTCCCAATTGTGTTTTAGCAATAATATATTCTTTACAGAGACCAGAACGAACGATATCTTCAACACCAAATTCAATAAGATCAAAAGAAGGCATAACTCTTAAAATTTTTAAGAAGTCAATAATTCCATTTCTTTCATTTGTTTTTACGAGATCAGACTGAGTAGCATCACCGCAGAAACAAATTTTGGTATCTTCACCTACACGAGTAATTATACTATCAAGTTCATGGAAATTCAAGTTTTGAAACTCATCAACGATAATAATTGCTTTATCTAAAGTTGTACCACGAATAAATGACGTAGACCAAAAACTAACTGTTCCCTGAGTTTTTAGATTGCCATAAAGCATTTCAAAGTCAGCATCTGTAGGCATTTGGAACATGTACTTAACCATGTTCTTGTAAGGGATTTGATAGAGAGAAGATTTATCTTCATGATCTCCAGGAAGAAATCCAATCTCACGAGTTGCTACAAGAGAACGAACAATGTAAATTTTTTCATATGGTGAGTTTTCATCAAGAACGTCTCTCAATGCATTGTAAAGAGTGATAAATGTTTTACCTGTTCCTGCTGCACCATAAGCAACTAAATTTTTACCTTCATCATATGATTCAAATAATTTCTTTTGATTATCAGTAAGAGGATCAATATCTAAAAGTAAATCCCAATTAATGGGTTTTTTCCTTTTCATTTGCTTAGTCGTCATACCAACACCAATTGGTTGATCTGGATTTCTTCTTTTTCTTGCCATAAGGTTATGCTAAGTAAAGGTATTTATTAACCAAGGTATAATGTTTTAAGTGGGTATCGTTCACGATTACCCATCACACAGTGCCATAAATGTTTTGCTGCCCCTATTGCTATTCCACCATCATGAGCAATAGGATCTATATAAAAATTTACATCAGGAAATTCTTTGAGGTATTCATAATTATTAACACAATTTAAAAAATATCCACCAGATAGAACAACATTTTTAGTGTCACAAATTTCAAGCAATTGTTTTATTAACCTTACAGTATGATCTTTAGTTTCTTCTTGTGCTTTTTTTGCAACATTTGCCGCGTCTTCAAACTCAAATTTACTTTGACCATCATCCATCATTGGATCTACATTAGGATCTATAGAATATTTTCTATAGCAGTTTAAGATTTCTTGATTATTTGTATACCAGGTATCAGTTAATTCATCATAAGAAAACCAATCACTAGAATCAATATTATTTGAGTTTCCGTATGATGACATTCCCATCACTTTTCCAGGTTCACCTACAGCATTCAAGTGACATAAAGTATTAAAGATCCAACCACAACTTAATGAAGATGAAAAAACTGTTTTTTCATTATGTTTTTCAGGGAGTTCATTAAAATAAATGTTTCTAGATGTATAATGTTTTTTTATAGTGTCATAAGTTGTTCCTGAAAAATAATACATACTTTCAGATTCACGAAGTTCAATATAATCATTATATGTAACTCCACCACCATCAAGAATTAATGCAGCAGATTCTTCAAAATCAGATGAATAAAAAGCATTCACTGCATGATATAAATGATGTTCCAATTCAAAATGAACTTTTCCATAATCTATGCGATAGATTTGCATATAATATAGGATATGCTTAATAATAACTTCATCTGGACTATTGCAGTATCTATTTTTTCCAAATGAAGCAAATACTACATGATCAACATAATTTGTATATGATAGTACT